CGAATAGTTTCTTACTGATTGTATTTGGATCTAAACCAGTTTTAACACTATTGGTGATATCGCGAATCTTATCACCCCAAGTTTTCCAAGACTTAACGGACTTGGATAACTCGTTTACGTTCTTAATATCGTTATCGTAAGATTTCTTTTGTAAGTGTAAAGAATCTTTACGGTTATCTAAAATTGACTTTAGATAATCTAACTGTGCTGATTGTATATCTGCTGAATTAGAATTTGCAGTTATATTAACACTATCTTTAATATCGTTTAGGGTTGACAGCGACTTCTGTTGAAGATCAACAAGTTGCATAAACGGTTTAGATTGTGTTGTAATTAGAGCCATTTAGTGTGTTCCTCTTTTTTGAGCTTCTATTCGTTGTTTCTCTTCTTCCAAATATTGTACAAGCATAGCAACGTAAACTTCACGCTCAAACGGTAACATATCTTCTAATTCTGCTAATGAATATTTATGGTATTGCATTAGCGCAAAATTCATTCTATAATAATTTTCAAGCGATTCATGACAAAGGTTTAGGAGAAAAAACTTTGAAGTCCCTCCAATAATTTCTCGTGTTTTCTTCCGCAGACTGGACATTCATATTCGATCTTAGAAGACATCTTTGGCATAGTTTCAAAATATCTTTGTACTTTACCGAACTGTTCACTTGTCAAATTGTTTAAGAATGTTAATAGTTCTTCGCGAGTTTGATCTTTTGCGTAATAAACATCATTACCTTGATATACAAAATCAACGCACTGTAAAATTACTTCAAAGATATTATCTACGTTAGTTCCACCATCTAGGTCTTCTAAATCTTTAGTAATATCCACGCTAGGATATTTCATAACCATACCAACGTCATCAAACAATTCGATACGATTGGTGTGCCCTTCTGGGATAACAACGTTAATATCTGAAACGTTAATTTTAACCTTTGAGATAGCTTTCTTGTTCATATCTTCGCCATGATCTGTATCGCATGGGAAAAGTAATTCAATTGTTTCACCAACAGACTTACCTCTAATTTGAGTAAACATATACTCCAAATCAAAGATAGCTAACGAACTCATATCGAGTTTTTCTGTTAAACAAGATGCGATGACATTCTTAAGAGTATCAACCATCACTTTAATATCTTCAGACTGCTGTGCGATTAAAAGAGCCTTTTCCTCTTTAACAACAAACGGTCTATATTTTACAATCTTACCAGTTGATGGAACCTTCATATTAAAGGTTGGCATTGTATTCATAGGTAAAGCCATATTATTCTCCTTGCAATTTTTTAATCATATTACTCAATTCAGCAGTGCTACCAACAAAAATTGAATTATTTGTTACCTGTTGTTTTGCCAAAGAAGACTTAGATGGTTCATCTAGTTTCTTCTTCTGTTGGTGAACATCCAGTAGTTGTTGATTGACATCGGCTAACTGTTTTATTAAGTTACCAACTACTTCAAACGCTCGTGGGTGTTCGCTTTGTTTTGCTACTTCTAGTGCGTGCTCTAAAGCACTTTGACCTGTTTGTAGTAGAGATTTTAGGTTATCTCTACTGCTATCGTAGTCAGACTCAACTTTTGATGAACTAGGTATATCCAAGTCAACATCGACTGGGACTAATTCACCCTCAATAACCTCAGGTGTTTTCATGGGTTCCATATCAAAAATATTTGACAAAGAATCATCAGTTTTCATTCTGTAAATACCTTATTAAAATTTAATAGACGGAATACGAGAAGTGACTGAAGAGAAAGATCTCATAGCCATTTGCCCAACTGCACCCGTCACGAAATTACCAGCTTCGCCAAGACCTTTTAGGTATTTTTCTTGGAAGCCAGAGAAATCATTAATGTATTTATTAAGACCAGACGCAGTCAATTTCTGACCGTTTGCATTCTGTTGAATCATACTAGCAGTCCAGTAACGATATTGGAATGTTACTTGTAGACGCATAGTATCTTTAGATTCGGCATCCAAACTAATTGGCACAATTGCCTTTGGGAATGCTTCAGCTAATTCTACTTCATACATTGTTTCGTCTTGAAGATCTTGAATATTGATCTTCATCTTAGTTGTGTAATTGTTATAATAATTAAATGAACGTGTTACTGGGTTCTGGATCATCATCATCCAGTCATCGAATACTTGCTTAACAACGAAGTGACGGTCTACGTGGAACTGTAAAGTAATTGGTTCAAATAGTCTGTCATATACAGCTTCACGTGTTTCACCCCAAGATCTATTTTGAGTAGACGCATAAGAAATTCCTGGGAGGGAAGCCTGCTCGCATAATAGTAAGATTCTTCTAGTTGTAGCTGGAGTTGCTGACGGTGGTGTTACCTCAACCGTGAAACGGTTTGTTCTAGATAAACCTTGGGTTTTAATTTCAGCGATAAAGTCCTTTTGACGGTTACTTTGGTTCGCTTGATTTTTCTGTAATTGTGCTGGTGTTGGCATTAGCTTAACCTCATTGCTCGTTTTCTTGATTTGTCCCAGATACGGTCATCTGGTAATTTAACAAACTGTTCAACTGGTAATAGAACTGCTGTCGCCCAGTCATATGCTCTAATTTCTCTAAATGTAGAACGTAACCCCTTGTAACTATAATTTTTAAATGCAGGGACTGCAGCTGCAAATTTAGATACACCGCTAATAGCTGACCATTGGAACTTAATACGAGTTGTAGCGTCTAGTTTGTTATTAGTTTTATATTGCATCAATCGCCACAACAACTGGATTCTCATCTGGTATGGCAAATAGTGAAGGTTCAAACCACTAAACCCATTTGTAGTTCTACGATATAGAAGCATACAAGGGAAGCGGTCAAAATATGGAATAGAATCTTTATACAATGGGTCATATACAAACATGTACATTTTACCCTGTAAAAGACGAGTTGTCAGTTGTGTTGGATTACCCTTAAGAACGATCCAAGGTGATTGAATCTGCTTCATAAGTAAAATCATCTGCTGTTCGTACCATGCCTTTGATTTACGATAAGCGACTTTTAAGTCGTACTTATTCTTCTCAAAAATATCTAGAGCAGCGATCTGGGCAGCAGTTTTAGTTTGGGTTATTGCGGTTGGCATATTACCTATTTAGGTATGCCGAGCTCATTCTCTGTTAGAATCTTAAACTCCCACCCATGGTCTTTTGCATAGTTATCTGCGGCTTTCCATTTAGCCTGATTTTTCATGAATGCATAAGATTCGAATAAATACTTCTTAGTCTTTCTGCCTGGGAATTGAGGTGGTGCAGTTTGTTTTAGAGGTTTTATCTCGATGAGAAAAGTCCTCTCTTTGCCGTCTTTTTGTCTGATTTTTATCTTAAAATCAATGAAATATCTATGTAGTTTATTATCAGTTGGACAGATATAAGGGATAACGGTTTCTTCTGAACTCCATCTAACTACCGACGGGTTCTTATCGCACCATGTGGCAAACCTAGTTTCCCAACTGGAACGCATTATTATATTGGACACATCCCCTGAATATTTTTCTGGGTGTGTTGGAACAAACTTTCTTTTATGGAACATAAATATAGTAAATGTGGCTAATAGCAAAACTATTTAGGAAAATAAATGGATTGGTTAAATAAAGGTTTAGATTGGGTTAAAGGTAAGGCTGATACTGCAGCTAATGACGTTGCAGCAGGTTATGATAACCTCAAAGAAGCTATCTCTTCAAATATAGAGAAACAACCATGGATGACTACCGATGATGGTAGAACCACGTTTGATTCGAACAAATATACAATTGGACAGCATAGCTATCCAGAAGATTTAATGACAGAACAATACGGTGGAAATTACGTCGTATTTTACATTAACATCAGCGACGAATCTAAACTCGCTGAAACGCAAAAGTTGGTAACATTAGATCCTAAAATTGAACCCCGTTATAGAAACAAGTATATTGCACAACCGTTATCTGTTAATGAGGTTGTTCTAGCAGCTGGTACTAGTGGTGCGGCTGAAGGTGCTATCGGTGGTGGTGCTAAAGGTGGTCTTAAGACTGGCGTTTTAGCGACTGTTGGTACTGGTGCAATTGGAACATTTGCCCCTAAAAATACTCGTTCATATAGAAGAATGGATACTGCGATTGCTTTGCACGTTCCTAATCAACTATCAGTTAGATATGGTATGCAATGGTCAGAAGAAGATACAGCAGCTCTACAAGCAGGTGCTGTTGCCGATAGCCTTTTAGGTGCTTTAGCTAATAAAGGTGCTGTTAATAAACAAGCGACCGCTGGCGCAGAAGCAGCAGCAAGTTTAGCTATGAGTAAACTTCCAAACTCTGGAGCAGTTTCAACTGCGCTTGGTATCGCTGCTAACCCTAAAAAGGAACAAACTTTCAAGGGTGTTGATTATCGTAAATTCTCATTCGAGTATCAGTTCTTTCCAAGATCTTCAAACGAAGCTAGAAATGTTTTAAAGATTATTGAAACCTTCAAGCTACACATGCACCCAGAGTTTAAATCAGAAAACCAATTTATCTATATCTACCCTTCTGAA